GGTGCTGTCTGAGCGGTTACGCTCACTGGGGCAGAGGCAGGCGCAGGCGTTACCGGAGCAGGCGCAGGCGTTGCCGGAACAGGCGCAGGCGTTACCGGAGCAGGCGCAGGCGTTACCTTGCCGCCCAGAGCCCCCGCAAGTGCGGACAGGCTCTCCGCAAGCTTGTCCAGCCCTGTTACTTTGATGTTCAACGTCATTTCCATGATTAGAGTCCTCCTAATTTGTAGATTTTATTTCGCTGCGCGGCGGGCATCTTCGCCAGCGCCGCGAGTTCAACCATTAAGCAGCCGCTGCCCCATTCGACGGTCAGCGTTTCAATTGGGAACCCGATGTCGGCGTCGGTCGGCTCGGGCGCTCTCGCGAGGTCTTCCACGTTGACACACCCCGCCCGTTTATAAAGCTCATGCTCCTGACAGTATCCCCGCTTCCATTTCAGCGCCCGGAAGTTCCGGATTTCCGCGAAGAGCTCCGCTTGTGTTGGCAGGCTCATGACGGTGCGCCCCCTTTCAGCCGGAAGCCTATCGGCGCGCCGCAGTTGCCGCCCTTGATCGTCGAGGCACTGCTGAGAAAGTCTGGGAAGCTTCCCGGGTCGCGCTCCCAGAGCAGTTTGCCGTGCGTGTCCCACGCGGCGAATACCGCACCAAAAATCTGTTCCGCACCCATACCGCAGTTCATGGAGTGCTCCCCTTTGCGCAGGTCGAAGCGCGTGCCGACCTGATGCCGCGTGCCCCACACACCGAGGTATTCCTTGACCATCAGCTCCGGGTGTTCCCTGCCCGGGAAGGTTGCCCAGCACAGGCAGACGCCGAAGCTGCCGTCACCGCCCTTGCTGCGGTAACGCGGCGGCGCGGGCCAGCGCCGGAAGTCCACTGCGACAAAACCACCGTCCGGGATTCCAGCGCCCTCCATGCAGTCGCCGCGCACGGGGAAAATCCCCCGCGCACCCCGGCTCGAAAGATCCTGCAGCAAGGCAAGCCCGTGCCCTTCCACGTGCCGGATACGCTCTAAATCCAAAGTTTTTTGTACGTACATCTTGACAAACCGCCTCCTTACGGTTACACTATGCTTGTCTGATTTTGTTTGCGCTCACTCCGGATTGCCGTCCGAGTGGGCGCTTTCTTCGTCTGGCGCGCCGCATCCCTGGATCTTCTCAAACCATGTCACGGCGTTTGCCTCCTTTCAGCTCCAAGCCCGCCAGCCAGTCGGCGAACACTGCCAGCATCCCCGCCGCGTACAGCACCGCAAGCATCTGCCACAGCCGGTCGCCGCCGAGCAGGTTGCCGACGATCAGCGAGCCGCCGTGCCATGCGCAGGCCGCGCCCGCCGCCGTCGCCAGAATCCGCAGCGCCCGGCAGAGCCGCACCCGTTTCCGCTTATTCCGCACCGCTGCCGCCCCCTTCCTCAGCCACCGCGTCCGCAAGCGCCGCTGCGCGCTCCGCCAGCCGGAACAGCATTTCCGCCCGGCACTCGTCGCAGAACGTCTCGTCCGCCAGGAACCCCGCCAGATACCCGAGCTCACAGCCCGCGTCTTTCAGTTTTTCGTGCATTTTATGTAACCTCCGTTTGTAATTTGTCCATCGACCCCATCAGCCCGCGCAGGATGAGCTTTGCGATCTGGTCACCGCCGAGCAGGTGTTCCAGCTCGTCAAAAAGCAGCTTGGTCAAATCTTTGAGCCCCATGTACGGCAGTTTCCCATGCTTATAGGCGACCAGCGCCTCCGCGCTGATGTTGTACGCCCACGCCATCTTGTCCTCGCGGGTCTCGTGGCAGCTCGCGAAGCCAAACGGCGCGCGCCCGTCCTGCAGGGCGTTGTACAGCGTGGCGGTGCTCCACCCGATGTACCGCGCCGCAAGATAAACGGGTACGTTCGCATGCCGCAGGATTTCCTCCTCCGAAACCTGCAGCGGTTCCTGTCTTTTTCTTGGCATCGTATTCCCTCCTTCCTGCCGCCCGCTCAGGCGGCTTTTTCATGCGCCGAAAATAATTTGTAAACAATCCGTGAAAGTCCAGATTATTGGACACGTGAAGTGCTAGAATGAGATTGTGCAGAGATCAGCGCGTCAAGTGCCGCCCGAAAACGCTGCTCTGCGTCCGGCGGGGCGCGGTGACCGCGCAGCACCATGCTGACATACTGGAAGGACAGACCCAGCTGATCAGCCAATTGGTTTTGCGTAATTTTGTAGTCATGCAGCAAACCGACTAATTCGCCCGTCCATTTTTTGGACATAATTTCAACTCCTTTTTTCTGATTTGCAGTTGAAAAAGTAAACAGCTTGTGGTATGATTAAGTCGCCAAACAAAAACAACCACACTATATCCCTTGCGCTATACCGTTTACTCTTTCAACCACAATCGCATTATATCGTAAACACATTCAACTTGCAAGGGTAAAGTGCGAACTTTTTCAACTTCGTTCATATTGCACAAAAAGAGAGGATGCCAGTTGTGTTCTATAGCAACTTTTTAAACCTTTGCAACAAAAAGGGGATATCCCCAAGCGCGGCAGCGGTAGAAATGGGATTTCAGAAATCGGTCGTGACCCGCTGGAAAAAATCGACACCCACAGAAGCAAACCGCCGTAGGATCGCACAGTATTTCGGCGTATCCGTAGAAGAACTGATGAAAAACGCGGAGGAAACCGTTTACAACGATGAAACTACCAAGGATGAGGATCTTATGTTTGCCCTTTTTGGCTCTCATGAGGAAATCACCGAGGAGATGCTTGAAGATGTGAAAGCCTACGCCCGTTTCAAGCTGGAACAAAAAAGGAGAGGACAATAATTTGAGCAAATTTGTAGAATTATGCCGGTACGCTGAAGCGCACCGCATCGACATCGACTATTTCCCTCTTGGCCGTCTCGAAACCCTTTCCATGCCGGTCTGCGGGGCCAATGCCATCGCGATTGACCCGCGCAAGATCAAATCAGCCGCCGACGAGACCTATAAACTGGCACATGAACTGGGGCATTGTGAATACGGCGGTTTCTACAACGCAAAAAGCCCGCTTGACTTACGAGGCAAGCGGGAATACAAAGCGGATGTGTGGGCCGTGCAAAAGGTACTGCCGTTTGAGGAACTGCGCAAAGCAATCCTGGACGGGATACGGGAAAAGTGGGAGCTGGCCGAGTACTTTGGCGTCCCGGAGGATTTCATTTCCTTCGCGCTGACCTACTATTTAGAACGCAAGGGCTATACCATTGATGTTCCTGATGTCTGACAAATGCGGACAATATTGAATCTTTGTTCTGGACTGTCAGGCATTGTGGCAATATGCTGCATCGGGGAGGTGCTTGACTTTTTTTTCGACAAATATATCCGCAAAAAAAGCCACCGTCTTTCGTTTTCATTTGGATTGGAAGATTATCACACTGCCCGAGTCATAATAGCACTCGCTACAATCATCGGTTTAGTAAACGCGGCTGCCAGCTACGTTTTTGCAACTAATCAAATTGGCGCCTTTTATGAACGCGCTGAATACACGGAATTTTATGAAGCAGAACTAACGATTGAAGAAGACAGTCTTCCTGTATTCTGTATTGCAGAAGTAAGTCATACAACCAATGCATGGGAAGACAGAGGTTATTCACGATATACAGTCTTTAATCTCTTACTCCCTTATGGCCGTACCCAATTCACAGATTGTGAATATGACCCGGATAGTAAGCGTAATTCGATCAATCTTGGCGAGTATGGGGTTTCGTGCGAGCTGCGTTTGAACAAAGTCGCTGACAGCCAATCCTATAAACGATTAGAAAATGAAATTCTTTCTGCCAACGGGGAAGTTGTTGCGAGCATTAACGGGGATTCCTATCACTTTGAAGAATGCAGCCACGCCAAAAACATCAAGCGAAAGAATTTGATTCGCTTCAATTCCGCAATCGAAGCGCAGGCTTTGGGATTCCGTGTTTGCCAGGACTGCGACCATTGGTAAAACCTGATATCGGAGCAAAATAAAAATCCCGCCCTGTGCGCCAACACAAGACGGGATTCGGGGTACTGAAAAATTCCACTCTTCCAGTACCCCTATTTTACCATACTCTGAATGGAAAAGGAAGGGGTAATTTTTTATGCGGAGACCAAACGGCTACGGCACGGTCACGAAGCTGAGCGGCACGCGGCGCTGCCCATACGCGGTACGCGTGCCGTGCATCAACCGGCGCGGGCACGTCCAGCAGAAGTATCTCAGCTATCACGCGACGGCAGGCGAAGCGCAGCGGGCGCTGGACGAGTACACCCGGCAAGCAGCGGGCGGGCTGGCCCCGCCTCCGGACAAGCTTTCCGTCACGCTTGCGGACGTGTACGGGCTCTGGTCGGCGCGCAAGTACCAGAAGGCGGGCCCTGCGTCGGTCAGCAGCTACAAAGCGTCCTGGGGGCGGCTGCGGGCGCTGGGCGGGCGGCATATGCGCGAGCTGACGCTGGACGAATTGCAGGCGGTGATCGACCGCGACGAAAAGGCGGGGCTTTCGAAATCGTCCATCCAGAACGACAAAACGCTGATGCGGGCGCTGTTCCGCTTCGCGATGGAGCGCGACATTGTGATGAAGGACTACTCCGAATTTGTCGAGCTGCCGACGGTCGGGGCCAAGCACGAAAAAGGCGCGTTCACCGATATCCAGCTAAAGCGGATCGAGCAGCTTGCCGCCGAAGGTTTCCCCTACGCCGACACCGTGCTCATGCTCTGCTACACCGGCTTCCGGATCACCGAATTCCTGACCCTGGCCCGCTTTTCCTACGATGCAGAACTCGACCTGCTGCGCGGCGGCATGAAAACCGCAGCGGGCAAAAACCGCGCCGTACCGGTACACCCGAAAATCGCGCCGTACCTGCACGCCTACCTCGCACGCGGCGGCGAAACAATCATCTGCACCCCAGACGGTCAGCCGATTACCGCCCAGCGCTACCGGCAATCCTGCTTCGCTCCCGTCATGGCGCAGATCGGCGCGCAGGGCGCAACGCCGCATTGGACGCGGCACACCTTCGCGTCCCGGCTGCACACCGCCGGCGCGCCCGAGCTCGATATCAAACGCCTGATGGGCCACGCCGACAAGGACATCACCGAGCACTACACCCACGTCAACACCGAGTCCTTGCGAAAAACCGTCCTTCTGTTAGCCTGAATTTGTAACTAACAGCTTAAAAACCGTAAAATCGAAACCGTTCAAAAAGTTTCCGATTTTGCGGTTTTTCTTCCACATGTAGCCCCATCTTTTAAAAAATCTTAAGAAAGCATAAGAAAATCTTAAAACAATTTTAAGATTGCCATTTTCTACATCCATACAAAAAATTCGCAAGTCCTAAGACGACTCCAATTTTCCGCCTATATCAATGCAAATTAGTTCAATTTCAAATATTTCGTGTAACTTGTTTGTAGCTAGCTTGTAACTAACGCATTAAAATCAGGCAGCAAGAAACGCCCCCAAAACAGGGGCGTTTCGCCTTGCATACAAGCCAGATTTCCCGACGTTTTTCACATTACTTGTACAGCCCCATACGGCGGTTGTAGACCATCAGCCGCACCATATCCTCGGACAGGTGCAGCCCGGAACTGGTACCGGCGATAGCGCCCCGGTCAATCAGCAATTGCACGGTCTCGCGCAGCTCCCCGGCGGGGATTTCGGTGAGTTTTTCGTAGTACTTCATATCGTCGTCCTCCTGTGTCAGTTTGGTTTTGAACGCCCGCCAGAGCGCCGGATTCTGCACCATCGGCGCGGGGCAGTCCTTGTGGGTCACGTCGTAATGACGGACTACGCGGTCAGCCGGGATGCCGTAGCGCTGCATGAGTTCGCGCACGAGCGCGGCGGCGCGGTCTACACTGCCCTGGCGAAGCTTTCCGTGCTTGTCCAGCATGCAGACCTCCACGCCGATGCTGTTCGCGTTGCGGCAGGCGGGGTGGTAGTATGTACCCTTCGTGCCGCAGTGCCACGCCGCGTGGCCGTCTGGCACCGACTGCCACACCTCGTTTTCGTCGACGAAATAATGCGCCGACGTGCCGGTCACCTCGCGGGCAAAGTAGTCCGCGTTATTCTTGGCGGTGTCGCCCCGGTTGCCGGTGTAATGCACCACGAGATAAGCGATATCGGACAATTTGCGCTGCTTCGCGGTGAAATTCTCGCGGTTTGCGGTTTTAATCTCCAAATCAATCCCCCACAATCGGCACACCACACTCTGCTGCGTAGATGTGTTCAATTTTGCACCCGCGGGCGTCCTCCCATCCGGAGGCGAAATAGGCCGCGTCTGCCTGCGCAAGATACATAATACTTTTCCCCAAAAATTCCAACGGGTGGTATTCCTTACCGAAATAGGTTTCCAAAACGTTTACCGGTTCGCCTAAAAGCTTTTCCGCTTCTGCAACCGCCGTAGCGCGCTCCTGCATGATTTCGGTTTCAGATTTACCTCGCATGGGCTGAGAAATAAATAGCTTTTTCATGTAGATTACTCCTTATCAATGGTATCCTGGATTTTCTGGCTCTGCGTCCCGAAGTAGAACGCGATCACGACGGCATACACCGTCATAAAGTCCTGGCTGATGCGCCCTGCGACCGCCATATACGCGAACACAAACGTCAGCACCAGCGTCACCAGCGATTTTACGCTCAGCAGGTTTGCCAGCCGTTTCAAAATTTTGTCATTCATGGTTTTCATTCCTTTCCCCGAAAATCTTGGTCAGGCACGCGAGCCCCAGCTCCGCGCCGAAAAACGTGATCGCGGCGGCGACGATCCCGGTCGGGTCATAGCCCTGCCGCCAGCAGACAAACAGCCCCGCCCCCACCACCGCCGACGCGAAGCCGATGCAGTACAGCACGACCTTCTTTAAGTACCGTATCTTCTTCTTTTTGCTCATAGCCCAAACCTCGCGAGCAGGAACGCGATCACCGCCGCCACAACCGCCCAGATTGCTTTTTCAACGATGCCGTCCCAGCGCTTCCCCGGCTTGGCTTTCAGCTCTTCCACGTCCTTTTTCAAATCCTTCGTCCCCGCGCTGGTCTCTTGGAGCCGCTGCACGCTGGTTTTGATCTCTTCGGTGTCCTCCTTGATCTGGCACACCCGCTCCTCGATCAGCGCCACGCTTGTATGCGACGATTCCAGCCGCGCGTAAAAGTCCTTGTGCGCGTCCTTGTTATGCTCGCTGTCCCGTTCCAGCGCTTCCACGCGGGCTTCCAGCGGGCATTTGTCATTGCAGACGTTCATTTATACCGCCTCCGTTTCTTCGTAGATTTCCCCGGTCAGCTGCGCAAACTGCCCCGGGCTGAGCCGCCCCGCCCGCACGTCCTCCCGCGCGAGGGTGCGCACGTCCTCCCGCACCGACGCGGGCAGGCTGCCAAACGCCCGCGCGCCGTCCCGCACCCTGCGCCAGTAGCTGTGCGCAATCGCCTTGACTGCCATCAGATTTCACCTCCCAGCATTTCGTAAAGTTCGATCAGCGCGTCGTCCTGCGCCGCCGTGATTTCCCGCTGCGCGAGGGACGCTTCGTACAGCTCGATTGCCGCCTCGTCCGCGCTGGCAAGCTGGCTTTCGGCCTGCCTGCGCTGCTCGTCCAGCACCGTTCCTGAGTCAATTTCGACCAGCAGCACGCCGCCCTCCCCGCCCAGCGGGTAGACCGTCCCGTCGTAGACCACCGCGCCTGCTTCCGCCGCATTGCACAGCCCGTAGTAGCCGTTGTCCAGCAGCATTACGTACACCGGCTTCGCCGCAAGCCCGATAGCCGTGCCGTTTTTGATGATTTTGTACATTTCAGCCTCCTTCAAATGCATAGACCGATTTGGAATTCTTTTTTGCTTGTAGATGCAGCACTTCTAACAACAGGAGGGGCCGAATCGGTGGGAAGAACAGTAAAATAACAGAAATTAGTCGAACTGCTTTTATATGGGGAACGAGCCCAATCCTTATCTGGTTTTAGGTTACCCGCTTTGAACCATGCGTATTGAGTTCCTTCACCGTCCACCGCATAGTTTTGCGTATTACCGTATGCTTCAACTACAGAAAGGATAAATGCGCCATCTTCTGTTGTAATAATTTCGGTACTCTGCCCGCCTTTGCTGGTTTTCTTTTTGACAGTTTTCTTAACACTATCAAAAGTCGTTTTGAGATGTTCAAATACGTATGTTCTAATTTGAGACTTTTCCCAGTTGCCAACATTTGTTGCAACGTCTGAGGAAGAACCGCTTCCTGACATGGGCCACGGTCCGAAATAGGTTGATATACGAAATGTAAATCCGGCTTTTCCTGTAGTTGTGATTGCGCCATAAGCGCTTTTGTCTGCAAGATCATCGTGATTAAATCCTAAAATCCTCATGGATGAATCGACTTTTATCAGCATATCCGCAATTGAATAATATTCTGCATGAACCGCTATAGAATCGCCAATACTGATTTTATAATGGTTCGATTCATCGTCAACGTAAACAACCGAAGTTTCATTGTTGATGCTGGCATTATCTGAAATTGCGCGTGCGTATTCATTCAGTTTTTCGTCTGTCAAAGACGAAATGCCATTGGTATAGGTCACGCCTGCGGTCGGTTCGAGTTTCGCAACCGGGCCGAAAGAAACCGTCACCTCAACCGTCCAACTACCGGCAAAATAGTTGTTATCCTCTTCCGATGTAACAGTAATTGTCGCGGTACCATTTGCCTTGCCGGTTACGAGAAAAAAGAACGTATCCTCATTGGGGTCCACATCCTTTTCGGAAACTGTCGCTACTTCTGTGTTGTTGGAAAAAGCCGATAGCTTACCGCTAAAGATCCTTGACCCAAGATTGATCCTTCCTGTCGGGGAACTGGATGTTAGGGAAAGACTGGATGGGTACGGGTTTACAATCGGCTCTGCTTTTCCGATGACCCAAACAACAGTTTTGGGGTCTGTTGTTCCATCTGGCCATTGGTAATTGGGCTTTAACGTGAAAATAGCTTCATAATTTCCTGCATCTTTGGCGCTCGTTGTTCCGCCGATGGTCATTTTTTCGGTATCATAGCCATTCCAGGACGGAGATTGAACTTGTGGCATTGGCGGGTAGTAATTCAGCGCCCCGCTCTGCGTGGGCACGGCAACCGTCACACCGGCAATGCGCCATGTTACCGTTTTCGCGCCGGTCGAGCCGTCCGCCCAGCAGTAGTTCGCGGTCGGGGTAACGGACGCGGTATACTCGCCTGCATCGGTCGCGCTGGTCGTGCCGCCGAGGGTCATCTTTGCGGGGTCGTAGCCGGACAGGGTGGGGCTCTGCGGGTTGCCGGTATAGGTCAGTGTGCCATTTTGCACGGGCACTGCCGGTATCACCGCGCGGGCAATGCTCCACGGGACGGCTTTCGGGTTTTTCGTGCCGTCCTCCCACACGCCGAGCTTGAGCGTAAACACGGCGGTATAATCGCCCGCGTCGGTTGCACTGGTGTCGCCGCTGATTGTGCTGTTTTCCGTGTCGAAGCCCTCCCAGGCGGGCGACTGCTCCGCGCCGTTGTAGGTGAGCGCGCCCACCTGATGCGGGATGGTGACCACCACGTTTGCAATCGTCCATGCAACGCTTTTCGCGCCGGTGCTTCCGTCCGCCCACTGGTAATTTGCCGTCGGGGTAAATGTCGCGGCGTAGTCACCCGGTTCGGTCGCTGCCGTATCCCCGCCGAGCGTCATTTTGTCCGGGTCGTAGCCGATGAAGGTTGGGGACTGCTCCGTGCCGTCGAAGGTCAGCGTGCCGCTCACCGCCGGGAGCTGGGCAATCACCGCCCGGCCGATCGTCCACGGGACGCTGGCGGGTTCGGCGGAGCCGTCCGGCCATTCGTAGCCGTAAGCCAGCGCAAACTCCGCGTGGTAAGTCCCGGCATCTGTACCGCTGGTTTCTCCGGAAAGCGTCATTTTCGCGCTGTCGTAGCCGTTCCAGACCGGGCTTTGCGCGCTGCCGGTGTAGGTGAGCGCCCCGGCCTGCGCGGGCAGTGCCAGCGTCACAGCCGACACCGTGACCGGCACGGAATCCGTTACCGTCCTGCCGTCCTCGCTATAGCTGAGCGTGACCTCCTGCGCCCCCAGCACGGCAAACGCCGCCGCCGGGTAGGTGTACCCCGTGACCGCCTGCCGCGCCCCGTCCGAGTACACCGCGTCGGCCTCCATCCCCGCCGGGTCGAAGGCTTCAAGGTAGCGGTAGGCGGTTTTGTCCGGCTGCACCCGCACCTCGAGCCCCGCAAGCACGGGCGTAACCGTGACCGGCTGCGCGGCGGTCTTGACCGTGCGCCCCTCGGCGTAGGAGACCGTGACCTCCGTTACGCCGTCTGTCAGCACCTGCGGGCTGTAGGTATACCCGGTCACAGCCCGTTTTGCGCCATTGGAATACACTGCTTCCACTGCCATACCGGACGGGTCGAACGTCTCCCCTGAACGGTACTCGACTTTATCCGGCGGCACTGCAACCAGGATGCTGTTAAGCCGCAGCTTCCCGCCGCCGCCCCCGACCAGATTAAAAATCCTCGCCATTTTCCGGCACCTCCAACCGTAAAATACTGACCGTCAAATCCTCTCCCGGCGCGCTTTCCGCCGTAAACAAAAGCCGGTGATCCGATGTGACCTCCACCGCGCGCACGCCGCTTTCCGTGTACGCCGCATAGCTTCCCGCGTCTGGCGAAACAACGTAAGCGAACCAGTTCGAGCCGTCAAAGCGGCTGTCCTCGACCGCCTGCGCCCCGTCCTGCCAGCCATCCGCCGGGATCTCCACTGCGAACAGTACGCCGGAAACGTCGCCCGCCCCGGTGTCGCCCTTCTCGCCTGGTACGCCCTGCGGCCCCCGCAGCGCTTCGAGCTGTTCGGCGGTGAAATCGGCATAGGTGAACGCTGCGCCGTGCTCCCCGGGAGGCCCCTGCGGGCCGGTATCGCCGGGTATCCCCCGCGGCCCCTGTTCACCGGGTTCGCCCTTCTCGCCCTGCGGACCGGCGTCGCCCTTCGCGCCCTGCAGCGGGCCGTGGTTGACCCAGCCTTTGGACGGCGAGTAGATGTAAACGTCGTAGGGCTGCGCAGTGCCCACGCCGTAAGCGCTGCCTGCCTCGGGCTCAGGCACAGCCGCTTCCAGCTCAGCGACGCTGTCAAACTGGTCACGGAGCCGGAAGCCCTCCCCAGTCTCCCCCTTTTCGCCTTGCGGGCCCTGCTCGCCGGGGTCGCCTTTCTCACCCGGAGGCCCCTGCGGCCCCGCGCCGCCAGCCGCACCGTTCTCTCCGGGGGCACCCTTCGGGCCGCGCAGCGCTTCGAGCTGTTCCGGCGTGAAATCCTCGTAGCGGAATGGCTCACCCTTCTCTCCCTGCACTCCGGGTGGCCCCTGCTCGCCAGTTTCACCCCTTGCACCCTGCTCGCCAGTCTCGCCCCGTTCCCCCCGCGACGGCTCGCCGCTGTCCCGGTAGGCGTCCGCCGCCTCGTCCCAGATATGCCATGTGCCGTCCTGCGGCAGCGGCATTTTTGCGGTCAGCGCGGCGGCGCGGTCGGCTGCGGCTTCGGTATCCGTTTTCAGCCCGGTGAGCGTCCGTTCCATCTGCTCAAACTCGCCCGGCGCAAGCGGCTCGAACGAATCCACCGCGTCCACCGAGCCCACAATCACAAGCTCGAACACGTTGGACTTTATGACCTCATCGCCCCTGAGCCCGCGCACCTGCGCCCGCACCCGCCCGTGGCACGCTACGTACTCCCGCCGGATATCGGTACACAGCACGCCGTTCTCAGCGGTCAGGTCAAGGATGTTCTTCTGTCCGTCCTCGAACTCGAGGTCGAGCTTGCAGGCGTACCCCGGCACGCTCGCCCGGATTTCGAGCCGTCTGGCGAGGTGTTCCCCGGTGAACCCGAGGAAGCGGTCGCGTTCTACCTCCGCGCTCACCCGCCAGTTATCCATTTTCAGCATGATACCACGCTCCTTTCCGTTATTTTTTCGCCTTTTGCTCCATCTTCCGCAGCTCTTCGTCGACCTTCGCGCGGTTGTAATGCCGCACGGTCTTGCCGACCCCGCACGCCTCATACAGGTATGCCCGCTGCTTGTCCGTCAACCCCGGCACTGCGTAAACCGCCTGCATCTGCCGGAGGCTTCCGCTGTTTGTAATCGTGTCCCCGTCTTTATCCTTTAGGCTTTCCGTTCCGGATTGCGCGGCGTAGGCTAAAACGAAGTCCGAAAAACGGATTCCGTACTGTTCCCTGCCGTCGTTCGCCTTTGCGTACCAGCTTTTCAGCTCGTAATCAGAAACACCTGTTTTTGCGACGGCGTTGGAAAGCTCGATCATCTTATTGACCGCATCTAGTTTCCCGACATCGTCCAGCGCTGCATAGTAGCTGCTCGAAGTGATTTCCGAAAGCCCGCTGTACATCAGGGTGCCGCGCGTTTCAGCGAAAAGCTGATATTCGTCGGCGGTCAGGTACTTTGTCACCCGGTCATCGCCCTCACCGACAGCAAAGGATTTTGCCGCCCTACCCGGAAGCGCAGAGCCGTCGCCGGTCGCCTGATACAGCCGAATCAGCTCGCTTTCCATGTCGGAAAGCTTCTCGCTGCGGAGATACCCGGGTAAAATGAAGTTTTGCAGCGCCCTTGCCGCCAAACTGCCGCTAAACTGTTCGCGCCCCCAGATATCGAGGTATGCCGCCGACCGCTGGGACAGGAACGGGATTTTGTTCTGGTTCGTTTGCAGTGTCTTCTGCGCGATGGACGGGATGCCGCTGTTCTTATCGTCGTAGGTCGTGCGCCGTACCGGGTCAATTGTCCGCGCAATCTGCCCAAGCAGCGTCGGGACAGCCTGGCTGACGTAGTCCGTTACCGCACCGGTAAACAGGTCGCTGAGCGGGTTTTCCCCGTAGCGCACGCTGGACAGCATGGAATTGAGCCCGTCCAGCATACTCATTTGGGTCATAGGCTCCGCGATGGAAAGCGCCGCGTCCATGACGCTGCGCCCGTTCAGCTCAACACCATTTTCGTAGAGCCGCTGCGCTTCCGCGCCGACGAACAGCGGCATGGAGGACGGCGCAAGCCAGTCAATGGTAAACGTCCGGTCGCCGATTTTCAGCGCCCAGCTCTGCGCGCCGAGCGCGTCACGAAAATCCTGTTCCTTATCGTCGCCCCCGCCGCCAACCAGCACGCCGCAGCGCGCCAGCAGCCAGCCCAGCGCGGCAATCCCCGTACCGGTCAGCCCGGCGGAAAGGCTGTCGATAAATTCGCTCCCGCTGATTTTGCCTTTCCGGAGCCGGTTTGCGTCATAAGTAACGGCTTTTGCCAACCCAATCGGGCTGTACTCTACGCCACGCTTCAGGACATTGATCGGGGTCTTCTTAAACGGCAGGATCCCTTCAATCAGGACTCGCCCCGCCGTTCCCATTTTCCGCGATGCCTGGCTGATTACCTGAGCGGTCAGGCTGAAATCGCGGTAGGTGGCTTTTTGGGCTTCCCTCACGGCGTACTCGCGGGCGCGGTTCAGAACCTTCGCGCCCTCCGCGCTGTCCGCGTCCAGCGCGTTCACGTCAATCCGGTTTGCCTTGAGATACTGCGTCATGGCGCGCACGTAATGGTGCTCCAGAAACACGCCGTCCTCGGCTTCCAGAAAGTTAAAGTTTTGTTTGCGTAACCATTCCAGCCAGCCCATTTTGAACACCCGCTGCCGCTCGCGGATGATATCGGTCGGGTTCATCTTGCCGCCGCCTGTGATAAGCTCCTTCATTTCCCGGAAATCGGACTGCGCGAACCGCATCGCCTCGCCGCCGGTGCGCGGCAGCAGCCCGGAAAGGCTCTTGGTACGCTCGCCGCGCGGAAGGAATACGTGCTCGAGCGCCGTACCGATTACATTTTTGGTGAGGATCGCGGGCTCGAACGCCGCGTTGCCGAGCACGTTCCGGATATGGGTGCGTGGGTTGCCGAGCATGGACAGGTAGCGCCACGCGTTCCACTTATCCGCCCAGGTGGTGGGGATCTGTTTCGCAAGTTCGGTGTAAATCTCATCAAGAACGGCGTTGATCTCGGTCTCGCCCTTCGCGGCGGCGAGCTTTTCCCGCAGCGCTTCCGGCACCTCCAGAAACACGCGTGACTTGCCCCGGTCGAGCTCGCCCTGGAGCTTCTTCAGCGTCGCGTCGAGCGCGACCAACTGCCCCGCGCCGTCCAGCTTTTTCAGCAGCCGCATAGCCTGCACGATCTGCCCCGCGCGGGTGCCCTCGGCGGCGATTTCAGCGGCAAGCTGCACGACCCGTCCGGTGTCGCCCGCCTTCGCCGCTTCCCGCAGCAGGTATTCACCTAGCGCGATATCGTTTTTCCCGGCGCGCCCGTCCCGCGCGACGACCTGCGCCCAGGCGTCGGAAGCTGCCTTCTCGCCGCGCGCAAGCATATCCTCCGCATGCTTCCGCGCCGCCCTGTCGCCGATCGGCTCATAGTTGAACCGCCCCTCGGCAACCGCTGCGCCAATGGCCCCGGCCTGCGCGTCGGTCAGGCTCGCCGACTCTGCCGCCGTGCGCGAGAACCGCCGCACGCGGGTGTCTTTTGTGGTGCGCTGCGGGAACAGGATGTCGCGCACCGCGTTCTCGCCGCGCGGCAGCGCCCCGTACTGCTCTCGGTACTGCGCCAGCTTTTTCACCGCCTCGTCGGCATTTTTGAGTGATAGTTTCTTTTCCAGGTTGACATTTTCGCCAGAGTCGGCTATACTATTTTCAGAAGAAGCTTCGAGTCTGCGATCAGCCTCGCCTTGCGTGGCTAATATCGTTCCGGAGCTTCTTCTTTGTTTCGATTCCCGAAAGTTAACCAAGTCATATAGTGCTGCGGCTCCGTCCTTTGTGAGTCCGACCACCACCTCAGCAGTGTACATTTTTCCATTCACACGAACTGCGATATCCCCCCGGATAAAATTAACGAACTCATCCCTTCGCGTATGCTTCGGTTCTTCCTGCGTATAGTCAAAGGCTGTCTGCAATATTTCATCAGCGTTTGCGAAAGCCCGCTGTTTGTTTAAATACCCTTCCGTATCTGCCCGAAACAATGTCATTGCGTTCTTAGAGCGCGTCCATTCCTTCACTGTTTTCGGCTTGATAATGACATCTTGCCCATCTACATTCACCGGGTTTTTGAATTTCTCCCGCACAATGTCCGACAAAACAAGCTTAACCCGCCTTAAATCATCCTTTATCATTTCATCTGTGCCAAGATTCAATCCTTCTAAGATATCTTCCTCTATCTCGACATACTGTGAACCATCTTCCAAAGTCTTAATAGAGTACCGTGTACCGCCGTCCGTATGGGCGGCGTTTTCGTTTGCGATCTGGCTTGCCTCCCCAAGCGCTTCTGCCCAGAGCCGTTCCCCTTCGCTGAGCTGCTGCACAAAATCCTGCTGTTCGCGGCTCAGGCTGCGCCCGGTGAACTTCTCACGGATGCTGCGCAGGATGTCCCTGATGGTCTGCAAAATGCCCTTTGCCGCCTGCCGGTTCTGCTCACGCTGGCTGACAAACTGCCGCACGGTTTCCGTGTCCAGATTCAGCGACATGGCATACATCCCCGCGAGCTCTTCGCGCGCCTGCGCTTCGGTCAGCTCCTGCCCAGCCGCCTCCTTATAGTACGCCTGCGTAGCTTCAATCAGGCTTCCCGCCTGCACGTTGTTCTGCGCTGCCAGCTGCGCAACCGCAAAATCCTCGTAAGCCTGATAGGCCCCCGCGCCGAGCTCCTTAATCCGGTGCGTGATTTCGTGCTGAACCGTCCCCCGGTAGGCGCTGGCAGCGTCATCCGCGTTTGCGAATACTGTAATTACGCCGTCTTCGATGTGTGCATTTTCAACGCTGCTTTCCTGGCTGACAACCGCGCCGCGTACCCCGACCGCTTCAAACAGCGTATGCAGGAATTCGCGGTCTTCGGTCTTCATGTTCCGCGATACCTCGGTCTCGAACAGCCCCGGCGCAGCGTCCCGGATACCGTCCGGCTCCGCTGCCTGCGCGGTATCCCGCGTGCCAGCCGTCCACGTCTCCACGGGCTGCGCCTGTACGCCGCTGGCGGACAGGATTTCCTCTGTCAGCTGCTGCACAGCGCCGCCCATGTCCCGCGCATAAGGGTTTTCCACCGCAGGCTTCAGGCTGTCCAACACCTCCGCCATGCGGGAAAGCTGGTCGGCGGGGTGGGTGATCTCCGCCGGGAAGAACGCCTCGCCATAATCGTTTCGCAACTGCTCATACATCGTATCGACCGGCACGCCTCCCTCGCGCACGACCCGCAGTTGCCCGAAATTCTGCCGCCGGAAAGTGCTGTACCCGTCCGGGAGCGAACCCCGATCCTGCTCGCCCAATGTAATTTTCGTGTTCCGCAGCTCATCCCGCAGCCCCTTGTATTCCTGTGAAAGCGTGTCGTCGCGGTGTTCGCTCTGCCGCAGGATGCTTTCCGCGATCCCGGAGGCTTCCGCCTGGAGAGCATCCGCATCCGCGCCGTCGGCGGCGTGGTCATACAGGGCTTGCAGCTGCCCGCGCAGCGCCTTTTTATCTGCCCTAGATTCGTATTCCCGCAGAAGCTGGTCGGCGGTTTCCGCCAATGCCGCACCGTTTCGTTGTGATGTGCTCCCAGAGTCCTGCATTTTCTGCGCGTTTGCAATCCAATCCCGTACTGTTTTCCGCGCCTGCGACGGCGTTTCCGGCAGCTTGCCGGTCACCTGCTCGATTGCTTTCCGCGACTCTGGGAAGGAAAGCGCCCGGTCGAGCGCCTTATCGCTGACCATCTTCCCGTTAAAAACATCAAGAATGGTCTGTACAGTCTCGGCGGCTTCGGTTTTTCCGTCGTTCTCACCCGCGTACAGGGCACTCTGCCGCGCAGGCTCGTCCAGCGGGTTCTGGGTGGGATAGGGCGCAATTTTGTCCTCCGCAAGCCCCGCGCGCGCCTGATTATAGTAGTGCTCGTACTGCCGGTCGAAGTCGGGCGTTTTCCCGCCGTCGCGCTCCTTGAGATACTGGTAGTTCTTCTGCCCGTTCGTCCCGAGCGCGTTCACAGCATGATTGACAACTGCCGTGCCTCCGGAGAGCAGTCCGCCAGCGACCGCACCGCCCGCAAACTCCATTGCCGCGCGGGAAGGGTTCACAACCGCGTTCTCGTTTTCCAGCGAAAAGAGCTCTTTCCCCGGATCAAAAACAGCCTTGTTCACAAGATTGCTGACAATGCCCTGTTCGACCTCTTCCAGGCCCTCTTCCGCCGCGCTTTTCAGCCAGTCCCCCACGCCAAAACGCCCGACCCGGTTCATACCCTCCAAGCCGCCGCCGATTTCGATGCCAGCATTCAGCAGGCTCCCCGCGATTGCGGCTGTCTGCGCCTGCAACTCGTTCGCGCCGCTTGCTTTCGCGTCCTCGTAGTCGCTGCCAACCGTCTGCGCGAAGCTGAACCAGAACTGCGGGTTCTTCAGGAAATTCTGGACGGCTTGCCCGAGCCCGAGCTTTGTTCCCGCCTGCATCAGCGTCTGCGTCCCATCCTTCACGGCAGAAGCCCCGCCCGTTACCAGCGCTGCTACCAGCTGCGGGACCGCTGCAACCGTTCCCTGATAGAGGTTTCCCGCCGTCACGCCCGCATTCCCAAACCGCTCCTGATTCTTCTGTGCAGCTTCTGCGCTTGTGCGTTCGGCGGTATCCCGGTAATAATCGATCGCCTTTTGCACCGGTTTCGGGGTCAGGAAATCCGGCAGGACGAAGTCTGCGGTTTTGGCAAGCCCCGCATTGAACTGGTCAAGTCCGGGCATGGTGTTGTCCTTCAAAAAGCCGCCTATGTCCCTCAGCGTCAGCGGGTTTTCGTTGCGCTGTTCTGTCCGGTTCGCCAGATCGCGTGTGCGATAAGAGGGCGCCCCCGTTAAAGAAGCGCTTTGCGAGCTCTGGCTGCCCGGGAGCAGACCGCGCGTCCGGAAATTCGATTTTGCAGTTTGCGCAGCCGCGCCTGTCTCCCGCCGCGCCTGCCCAATCGCCTGCGCGGTGGAAATCCCCTGCCGGAGCGTGTCCAGCAGCGGCGAGCCGCTCGAGCTGTCCGCCGCCATCTGCCCCGCGAGCCGTTCCAGCGGGGTTGTTTGTGGAACGACCGTCTGCGCCGTGGTCGCCCGCTGCCAGCTATATTCCGTATCGGGCTGTTTCGGTGCTGCCGGGGTCAGCCCGGACGCGCCGACCGCCGTTTTATGCTTCCCTTCCTGAAAATACTTGCTTTTATATGCCATAACCGCGCTCCTTTACAGCCCAAGTTTCTGGAACACCTTGTCAATATCTGAATCTGAATACCCCTGCACACGCAGCGCATCGTAAAGGTAATCCGCATCGTTGTTGTTTTTGAGCACCTTTTGGGCGTATTGCGTGAGGGTGTCCGTGCTAACACCCTTCTGCTTTCCGCCGGTCACCCCGAATGCCTTTCCGGTAATATCAGCAATTTTTGAGGAAAGGTCAATCACGCTATTTTGCACTTGCGCCTTTTCATTCTGCGCCTTATAGTCGTTATAAAGCCCGGTTGAGGACGTAAAATTGTACTTTTTGTAGTTGTTCGCAATAAAGGACTGCGGATTGCCGCTTGCCGCCGCATCGCGGAACAGCCCTTCATAGTCCTGCACGGGGCTCTCAGCGCTGGCAGCTCCGCTGGACGAGCCCCCGGAGCCGCCGCCCGACCCGCCATAGCTCACCGGAGCCATCTGCGCCCGCACGGCGCTGAGGTACCCGTCCACGTCCTGCGGGGTGATCCCCGCCGCGCTGGTCACGCCGCTGTCGGGCTGCACGCCGAGCTGCATCCACTCCAACGCCTGTGCAAGCGCCTGCTGCTGTTCGCTCTGGGCACGGTTGTACGCGGTCTCATCCTCGTAGCGGGTGTCGCTGATGCTGTCGCGCCCGACCTGATAATCCGACCCCCACTTGGTATAGGCCCGGTCGAACCCGGTATCGCTGAGGCTCTTGTACGCGTCAAACTGGTTGTTCAGCAGCCCGAGGTTGGCGTTCCACGCGTTCAGCGCGTCGCTGCCAAGCCCGCGCAGCGTATCCAGCTGCCCCGCGTACTGCTGCCCTTCGTTCAGCCAGATGTCATAGGCAAGCTTGTACAGCTCCGGGATTTTGTCCGCCATCTGGGCGTTGTAGTAATCCTGCGCCTGACTCGCTGCGTTCACCGCCGCCGTGCTCGACTGTCCGCCGGTCGCGGCTGCGTAGTTCCCGAGCGTGTCCTCCCGCGCCCGCTGCCCCTCGCGCAGATAGGTTTTCTGATACTGCTGCCAGTTCGGGTCGCTGCCCAGGTCATACTCGAACGGGTCGCGGTTCAGGTAGCTGTCCAGCACCCTGTCGGTCTGCTTCTGGTACGGGTTTTCAAACTTCCCGTACCCCACCAGCGCGTCCGCAAGCCCGTCCAGCGACCCCTTGTAGGGGTCGTCGTAGTTGAAATACGTTGTATCCTTGACATACCCGGAGCCGTCCGCGCCGCCCGTGTAATTCCCGAACTTCCGCCGGAAATCCTCGGTGCGGTCGTGGATGTCCTGCGCGGCGGTCGTGTCGCCCTTTTTCATGGCGTTCTGCCAGTCCTTTTTCAGCGTGAAAATGCTGTTGCCGTACTCGATATCCTTCCCCGCCAGCGCCTTGTCCGCGTCCGACCAGCTCTGCCCGCTCTCCGCGATGCCCTGCGCAAGCTCCTCCAAATTCTTGTAAAAAGCCATGCTCTACCCCTTTCAGCTGCCGCTTAACATAACTGAATTCAGCCGGTTCCCATCTTCGTCGCAGTAATAAATCCCGCTGGTGGAGAACGTCCAGTACCGCCGGGAGCTGACCCAAATTTGTACTTCCTCTGGGGAGTTTCCAAGTGCAATCACGTCACCTGAAACAATGCTGACACCACCCGTGCCGCCATTCATGGAAATCCCCTGTTCACCGCCAATCGCCAATATCCTGCCGTCGCTGGTCAGCGCTCCCGCAGTTCGTCCCCGGTTGTCCACAATCAGAAATTCCGCAAAACCGTCCTGAACCATCAGATTTACTGTGCCCTCAATGTCGATGCTGTCCACTGTCTGCTTAATGCTCGTATACTTGCCGTCAAGGTCCGAAACTGTGCTTTCCAGCCCATTTGCAGTCTGCTTAACCTGCGAAATACTGCCCTCGGCACTCGAAACCCGTGTCTCAAGCCCTTTTGCGGTCTGTTTGACCTGCGAAATGCTGCCTTCCGCATCCGAAACCCGGCTTTCGAGCCCCTGCGCCGTCTGTTTCAGGCTGGAAATACTGCCCTCGGCGCTGGAAACGCGGGTTTCAAAGCCCTGCGCGGTCAGCTGCAAGGCGGCAATGTTCCCGGCGTTGTCGCCGACCCGCGCGGTCAGCCCTTCGGCAGTCTGCCGCAGCTCGGACACGCCCTTTTCGGTATCCTGCACCCGGGAGCTGATCCCGTCGGCGGTCACCTGTAATTCCGCCAGCTTTTCCTCGCCCTGCCGCACCTGCGCGGTGATCGATTCGGCAGTCTGTTCCAGCACCGAAACCGCGCCCTCCGCGCCCTGCAAACGGTTAAAAATCTCCTCATACCCTTCGATGTTGTCCGCGTCCAGGTTTTGCAGCACAAACAGCAGCATTTCCTGCATCTCGCGGCAAAAATTGTACAGTTTTTTCGTAGTCCCCGGCAAATCCTCCGCGTTGTAGCGCGGCAGATTGGTTTCGGAAAATATCGCCACAGGTGAAAACTCCTTTCAAAATCTGTTGACGGCAAGCCGTCCTGTATGATATCATAAAAGCAACCCAAAAGGAGAGGAGGCTGACAAAATGCCCAGCGAAAAGGAGATCAATATTGCAAAAAAGGCTGCAATCTTGGATTTAATCATTCTCTTCGGGAAAACACCTGATAAAACGTATTCTGCGGCAGAGATCGACGAAATCCTCAAAGCCTACGCAATCGCGCTTGACGAATAACGCCCCTGAGAGCCGGAAGCCCCGGCTCTTTTTTTGTGCCTACCGCGCGCTCCCCTCCTTGAATCTGAGGTTGATGCTGTGGAGCGTGGCGCGCCCTTTGCCGTGCAGCCGGACGCTGAACCCGTGCCCACGGATGGGCAGGAAGGGTACTCTTACAGTGCAGTCCTCACGCATGACCGCGCCGCTCCACGCTTCGCGCCAGCCGCCGCCGTCGCAGCGGGTGCCGACACGGAGCACTGCGCCCCGTTCGCCGGTAATGACGAGGTCGAGCCGCGCGCCTTTCTTCTTGCTGCTGTCGACCGCCTCGAACGGCCCGAAAACGGCTTCCCACTCCACCCGGTCATCTGTGCCGCACGCCCACAGCCCGCCGTCCGCGTCCAGCAGGTACAGTGTGCCGCCGCTGCTCGAAAACCCGGCGGCATCGGTGCTGTCCTCGCGCGCCCAAATCCCTTTTTCGGTGTCGTAAACTACAATCTCCGAGCCGTCCGCATCCGTTCCGGAAAGGTAATACTTCCCCCCGTGCATCCCCGCGCAGGCGCGCGCATAGCTGCGGTTCAGCTGCGCCCCGACCGGCTCGGGCGTGCCGCCGCCGTAAGCCATCACGCCTTCGCGGCTGAGATAGTACAGCACATTGTTATAGATTTGCAGCGTGTCGGCGCAGCCCTCCTGCACGCCGGAAATGTACGAGGTATTCACGGTGAAATTGGCCGGCTTCGTGCCGTAGAGCTTATGCACACAATTTTCCTTAAACGCGAGGACATAGCTTGCAAAAGCGGCAATTCCGGTAAAGCTCCCGTCCGAGCCGACGGTCACGTCGTAAGCGTCAGTCGCAAGGCCGTTAAACACGTTCCAGTTGAACCCGTCGCCCAGCTTGCAGCAGCAAATGTGATTCTCGTACACGCCCCACAGCCGGTTATCCTTCTCGCAGACGTGCGCAAGGCCGGGCACGGTGCGGGAAAAGGACGCGGCGCTTTCCGTCCAGCTGTGCGTGCTCTGGTTCTCCCCGCTGCCAAGCTCGCCGTACTGGAAAACGTTGTCGTAAAAGGTCATGGTATCGCCATCGACCGCCTGCACTACGGCGGTGCGGTTGTTGTACTCCTGTGCGCAGCCCTCAATCGTCACGCCGTCGCCGACCCGGAAGGGCCACGCTTTACCGTCCGTGCGCGTGATCGCAGAGTTCGTAAACGTCACCGCAAGCGCCCCGGTGCGCGCCTCCATGCTGCAAAAGTCGCCGGTCGCGGTGTTGAACGCCGCCTTGTCGGGCCAGAGGAACACCCAGTCGTTCATCGCGGCGTACCGCTTGCGCCCCGCCGCAACCGTCCCGACCGGCTCCCCGCCGTATTTCAGCTGCGTGCCGTCCACGACCAGCGCCTTCCCGCCCTTGTGCAGCAGCATCGTTGCGGCTTGGTATGCCTCCACCCTGCGCCGCCCGCCGCACGGGCTCAGACAGGGCGCGTCGTCGGTGCTCATGTTGACCATCCAGCGGCACGCGCCGTCCTGTACCCGCGCCCGCCGGTCAAGCCCGGTGAACTGGTACACGACGCTGTTTCCGGCATTCGCGCCGGGGATCGAAAAATCAAACATAATGATTCACCCGTGCCCCTCTTTTGGGCCGGTGCGTGCGCCGGTACCACTTCGCGTACTCCTGATACAGTCCGGTGAACACGGTCAATTCGGTGTTGGCGGAGTCGTATTCCTGCATCATCATATCGAGCTTTGCGCACAAATAGTGCAAATACATGCCGTCGTAGGGCGGGCTCACAAGCAGCCTTGTTTCCTCGTCGCGCCCGGGGTGCAGCAATACTACGCCGCCGCCCTGAATTTCTGTAGAAACCATGCTTTCAAGCCGCGCAAGCTCCTCGAAAACGGCTTCCGGCGAGAACGGCGCGGCCCGCACCTCGCGCAGCCGTTCCATCAGCGCTCCAACTTTCATAAACCCTCCTAAATGGGACGCGGGCAAAACCGCAAACTGTCCTGCCCGCGCTACGGATTTTCAGCGGATTCTTATGCCCTTGACGCTGCCGCGTGTTTCGCGCGCATCGCGGCAACCTCCTGCCGCTGGGAATTGCGGTAGGCTTCGGCGAACTCGGGCGCGACCTCGACCGGCTCCCCGCGCCGTACCAGCATATTCCGCCCGTTCACGCACAAAAATACGCTGTCGCTTGTGCCGTTCGGGTCAAGGGGAATCAGCAGCGTTTCGGTGCGCGGCTTCTCTGGTTCTGCCGTTACGCCGGGTTCCCCCGAAGGGTCAGCATCTGCAATCCCCTCAAACGCTCGCCCTTCCATCTCCCGCAGCTCGTCCTGCGCCGGTTCAACCGCGTTTCCCTTTGTCTTTTTATCTGACATTTTTAATACCTCCTGTCAGTTCGCGTCGCCCGAAAAGGTCGAGCCGGTTTCAATGCGCACCATGTATTCGTCCGAAAGGATTTTCGCGGTCTGGATGGCCTTCCAGCCGACCGTCGAGCGCTGGTCGAGCGGATCGCTCGTACCCGCCGAGCCCATCTGCTTGACGATCGTGCGCAGCCCGCCGCCCTCGATATCGGTAATGCCGTAGGCGTTCGCGCCCAAAATCAGGGTGGCGTACACCGACCGCCCGCCGGAACCCTCGCCCGCGAAAATCTTGGCTTCGGTGGTCTCGACGAACCGCACGCCCGCGATCTTGCCAATCTCGCCGTTATAAATGTTTTCGGTGTCCACATACTGGTGCGGGTACTTCCATTCGGGGTCTTCGGTCAGGTCGAACGCTACATCGGGGTGGATAATGCCGATAAAATCACCGCTGGCGCACGGGTCGGCGTTGGCGTTCTTGAGCGTGCGCACCGCCATCTTGACCGCCTTGACGGTCAGCTTGTGCGCGTCGGTGAGCGCGGCGCGGCTCGTGACCTGCCCTTCGGCATACTGGACGTTCGTGCCCGCGTTGAGAATCTCGCGCGTCACCGTGTCGAGCGTCCTGCCCGCCTGTGAGCCGAGCGCCTTTGTGGTTTCGAGGATCATGTTGTCGATTGCGGTCATGTCGAGCACGTCGGACACCGCGATATAGTATCCGTACTGGTCAACCGTCGCGGTGAAGCTGGACACGCTGATGTCGCCGCCCTTCGGGGTCACGCCCTCGGTCAGCGGGGTCAGCGCCTTCGGCAGCTGCGAGAACTTGCGGAACTCAATCGTCTTGCCGCGCCCGCGCGGGATGGGCTTTTTCTGCCCGAACTGCCCGTGGACCAGACGCGGCTCGGCGGCGTGCAGCAGCTCGCTGTCGTAATACAGCTTCATTTCGGCGCTGAGCGATTCGGTGCCGGTCGTATGTACGTTCATGTCAAAACCGCCGTTTTCGTTGACCGTTTCGCCCTCAAACGCACGCAAATTCACCTTCAAAAGCTTATAATTCATCAAAATGTACCTCCCTTGAACGTAATCCTTTCCCCATTCCGTGCACGGCGCTCGATGTCCCTGCGCTGCGCCGGGGTCAGCTTGGACGGGTCAAACACGGGCTTCGCGGGCTGGCCGCCGCCTGCGCCGTTCTCGCCGGGACGCGCCTGGTTGCGGCGCACCGCGTCCATTGTCCGCTGCTCGGCCTGCTGCGACGCTGCCGCCGCCGTCCGCGCCAGCAGCTCTTCACGGTGCAGCACCTCGTAGGCCGTGGTCATGTCAATGCCGCGCCGCACAAGCTCTCCGAACTTCGGGTTCCCCGCAAGCTCGTCGTTTGCGTCCACACCGGGGTACTTCGCCGCGAGCGCTTCCGCCTGCGCGCTAAGAATGCGAATGGTCTCAGCCTGCCTCTGTGCCGTCAGCTGCGCGTCCAGCAGCGCCTTGTACTCCCGCGATTCCGCCTTTGCCCGTTCGATCTGCCGGTACTGCTCAACGGTCAGCCCCGCCGCGTCCGCCGCGCTCTGCAAATACGCTTCGTCATTTTCCAGCGCCTGCCGGACTGCTGCCGCCGCGCCCTCGCCGTCCGCGACCCCGTAGCGCTGCTGGAGCAGTGCCATGATCGGGCGCAGCCCGGAAAGCTCCGCGTTTTTCTCCTTGACCTGCTGGGCGACGATTGCCTGCACCCGGCTGTCGTAATCGGCCTTATAGTCGCCCCTGATAAGTTCCTCAAAGGACGGCTTTCCGGCCGCTTTCTGCGCCTGCGCGTCGGGCGTTTTCCCTCCTTCCGGCTGGCCGGGAGCCGTGCTGCTGCCGCCCGTCTGCGGCTGTGCAGCCCCTGTGCTGCTTCCGCCGGATGCGGGAGCCGCAGCCCCCGCGCCTGCCCCTTCGCCGAACGCGAAAAGGCGTATTCTTAACAGTTTCATAGTCCCTCCCGCGGTCTTTCCCGCACGTCTGAAATCGTGATATCGTCCCGCGCCGCCGCGAGCTGCCGGAGCCCAACCTCCGCCATCAGGCGCATTGCTTTCGCGTCGGCGCTGTCCGGGATGGGGATCTCTGCGCCCCCGCCCTCAATCAGCCACTTGACCGGATCACTGAGGTTTTCCAGCCCGCCCGCAAGCGCGTACAGAATCGCACTGACCGCCGCGCAGCCTGCCGCGTCCTTCGCGTGCCCGTGTGCGGTGATGCGGTGCGGTGCTGCTGTAATGTTTATCATAAGACCTCCTCTTGTGTTTTTTCTCCGATTATGGTATGATACATACAGGAACCCCCTGACGGATTGGAGGTGGATGCTGTGGGTACCGAAAAGGAACGTAAGGACACACAAAAAGCTTTAATTTATGACATTCGTCTGCTAATCGATGCCAGCGAAAAGGAAACGTACACCAAGCAGGAACTCTTGGGGCTGCTTGACCAGATTGCCCGAACGAAAGACCAAGAATAACGCAAACGTCCTCCCGCAAGGGAGGGCTTTTGTTTTTCATACCGGGCTCCCCCTTTCCAGCCGCCGCTGCTCGGCCCCCTGCGCGAGGCTGGCGGCGCGTTCGTAGGCTTGCGCGCTGGTACCCCCGGAGCCGCTGGAACCGCTGCCGACCTGCTGCGGTGTACCCTGCTGCCCCTGCGCGCCGAGCGCCGCAAGCAGCCGCGACGGGTCTTCGCCGGTTGCCGCCGCGATCCGCTGCGCCAGCTGGGCGCACGTCTGGGTCAGCGCCTGCACCTGGTTAAACAGGGTTTGCCCCTGCTGCACTTTCTCGACGACCTTTTCCTTGCCCTCGAACTCCATCATGTCGAGCATCATCAGCGACTGATCCGCCATTTCGGGGTTGAACGCGCCTGCCGCGTAGAGTTCTTTGGCGAACTCATTCTGGCTCAGACGGTTAAACGGGTTGGACTTCTGCGGGCTGACCACGATATCAAAGACCGGTCTGCGGTCCCCGAGCAGCTGCGCGGCGCTGAGGCTCACATACTCCGCCGCGCCGTTGGGCGCTGTGACGCGGAACACCCGCCCCACGTCGTAAAACTGGCGGATCAGCTCGATGACCAATTCCACGACTTGCCGATACGCGCGGTAACTGCCCTTGAGCATATCGCGGGAAACCTTGTTGCCCGCCTCCTGCATGGCTGCAATGGCGCTCGCGGCAGTTACCCCGGACTGCGTCCCGCCTGCCGACACGTCGCGGTTGGCGCTGGTCTCTTTCATCTCAGCGATCTTAGCTTCGCGGTGGTTAATGATGTACGCGTTGAGCGGATTTACGGTAATCTGGCGCAGGTGCTCCTCATCGACCTTGCCCGCGACGTGTACGAAATCCTTTGACCAGTCCGCAAACTCCTCCTCGCTGACTCCCGTATTGTCCGAGATATACCACCTCGGACGCCCCGCGAGCCGCGCATTGTACAGGATACACTGGTCGAGCATGTCGATGTAGGTCTGCGGGTCGCGCATCACGTCGATAAACCCGAAGCCGTAGGGGAGCCCCTCCAGCGGGAACAGCGTATCGAACACAAACGGGTACTTCCCGTGGTCATACAGCCCGCGCCCGGCTAGTTCCGGGTCGTTTTCGGTCGCGTAGAGCAGTTTCCCGCACGCGAACTTGATGAGATGCAGTGCCCCGCCTCGCTTGTAGTACCAATCGACCGCCAGCACGCGCTTGGAGAGGTCCTGCGCGTCGTCCTTGACGTACTGCTCAAGCACGAGCCCGCCGTCACCCGCGAGGTGCACATCGGGGTATCGTTCTTTCAGCGCGTCGCGCTCCATCTGCTGCACACAGAACAGGTTCGGGGAGTCCTGAAGATCGTCGGCCGACGGCTCCCAGAACAGATTGAGCAGGTCGACGCGGCTGACCGCGATTTCCCCGAGCCCGCCGTCTGCGCTGCCGTCCCAGAACACGCCGTAGCAGGCCGTCCCGTTCTTGAGCTTGTACCAGCTGCACCGGTCATAGACCGCATCGAACCCGGCGCGTTCCATCACCACCGGCACAACCTCGCCGAGCACCCGCGCCGCTTCCTCGTCGCTCTGCTCGCGCGGCAGGATGGCGGGGGAGGGCATATTGTCCATGAGGTCGGCGTGCTTGTTCATCAGCGAGTTGAGCAGCCACGCCGAACGCGGCTCGATCGGCCCCTTCCCGCCGCCCTGCGGCCTGCCGTGGCGCAGCCGGTACCATTCCTCGTTGCTGACAATCCGGCGCTCGAGCATCGCCTTGCCGCGCTTGTACTCCAGCAGCAGCTTCACGCCCTCACCGACCGTTTTGTCGTCCACGCGCGACACGGGCTGGCGCTCCGGGGCCGCTGCGGCGGTCTCACCGGAACCCAGTGTAATCGTCATATCCTGTCACCTCCAAAGGGTCAAACTGTTTGATTTTCTGCTTTTTCGGTACGCGCGGCTTCATTTTGCGCTCCATCGCGACGTAACGCGTTTCATCGTAAATGTGATCCTCGCCGTCGGTGTCCACGTCCTCGACGCGGGTCTGGCTGTACACCAGCGACGGCAGCGTGCGGATAAACGCGCGGCAGGTCTTGAACACGTACAGCATTGCTTTCCCGCCTTCGTCGAAAGCCAGCCGGTTATGTACCTGCATCTTGCCGGAAATGCGCGCATGGTCGGCCTTGTCGAAGTACACGCCTGCCTTTTCCATGATTTCGGCAATGCTCTCGCCGCCCGAGCCGTCCCAGATTGCGGGGTCGGCAATGCCGAGGATGCGCCGCCCGCGCAGGTTCGGGTCGTCCTGCTCGATCTCGCGTATGCTTGCCGCCAGCCGGCCGGGCGTCCACTTCACGCCCATGTTCGGCTCGCCCGTGCAGCCGTACAGCTCGCGCACCCGGTACATGCACCCGTCGCCGCCGACCGCCCACCAGCCGACCGAGAACGGCCGCGAGTAGCCCCAATCGAAGCCCCGGTAGACCGGCCAGTCCTGCGGCACCGGGAACGGCTCGATGACGTGCGACCCGCGCCGGTCGTGGTAGTGCGCAGGATCGTCGCGCCACTCGGTGAACACCTGCCCCGAAAAGCTGTCCCAGTCGCCGTAGAGCAGCGCCCGCCGCTCGGCTTCCGGCAGCAGCGACAGGTTCGCGATATAGTTCGGGTCATTTGCCAAAAGGACTTTGTTATCGTACACGCTCGCCGGGATGAACACGCGGTCGCGCGTCACGGTCTGCTCCCTGCCGTCTGGCTGGCGCACTTTGAGCTCAGACACAACCCGCTGCCCGGGCGGGGCCGCCGTGATAAACCGCTCCTTCACCCAGCCGTGCCCGACCCCGCCGGGGTTGGCCGTCGCGCGGATGTATACCCGCGTGCCGGGACCATTCGGGCGGTTGCGCGAAAACAGGTAGCTGTATTCCTCCCAGGTGAAGTGGGTCAGCTCGTCGAACGCGATAAAGTCCCAGGTGCGCCCCTGGTACTTGAGCCGGTCAGCCGTCCGGTGCATCGCCCCGAACTCGACCGTCGCGCCGCCCGGGAACGTCCAGCGGTGCGCACTCCCGTTGAATTTCGCCCCGGGGAACGCCCTCGGGTAGTAGTTCAGGCTCTTGCCGATGAGCTCGGACAGCTCCGGGTAGGTCTTGCGCAGAATCAGCGCCCGGTAGTGCGGGATATGCACCTGCCGCACCGCCTCCATGACCAGCGCTTCCGACTTGCCGCCGCCCGCCGCGCCGCCGTACAGCGCTTCGTATTCCGGCCTGCACAAAAAACGCACCTGCTTGGGCTGCGGGCCCCAAATCTTAGCCATCGGCTTCCACCTCCGGCAGGATGATGCAGCCGGTCTGCACCCCGTCGCGTGCGCCGCCCTCCGCCGGACGGCCGAACGCCCCAACGTGCTTCCCGAGCAGCTCCAGCGCCCTGAGCTTGCTGCTGTATTTCAAATCGCTTTCCGGGAAGTCGGAAGCCCGCATTTCCGCGATCTCCCGCAGTTTATCGATCACATAGTCCTGCGTGACCTCCGTGCGCTGCTGGCGCGCCTCCATTGCGTCGTGGATCGCCGCCTGAACTGTAGTTTTCTGTAGCAGCTGGTAGCCTATCTCGCTCGCACGTTTCTGGGAATATCCCGCCCGGACAGCGGCTTGCGTGGCGTTCAGGTCGACAAGGTATTCCTGCACAAAGGTTTTCTGTTTTGGGGTCAGCGCCACTGCAGCCGCCTCCTTTCCTGCATGCGAAAAGCGCCCACGGGGTTCCGTAAGCGCTTTTTGATGAATGTATTATATCACAGGTGGAGTATGGCATTCTATGGCATCCTGCACACATGCCAGCGCACGCGGATGCAGATACTTGACCACCTGCGTGTAGCTGTAGTGCATTTCAAGCGCAATCGCCTCCCACTTCTTCCCCTCGACGTACCGCGCCCGCAGCAGCCGCCGGTAGCGGCTATCGGGCACCTGTTCAATCACGCCCAGCACCTCGCGCTCGATGCGCTGCAGCTCCAGCAGCTGCCGGTCGAGTGCGGCGGCATACTCGGCACAGTCCGCCATCCGGTCACGGCTGGCGTTCCCGCCGTGCGCCGGGGCTTTGGAGGGCCGCGCCGTCGCCCGTGTCGCCTGCTCGTAGGCCCGCTGCCGCAGCCGCCGCAGCTGCGCCACCTCGGCCTGTACGCCGCGCACCCGCTGTAAGTATTCTTTTGCGGTCATTCTGCACCACTCCATTTCACGTTTTCAATTCTTGCTTTGAGACTTTGCAGCAGGGCTTCCTGCGTATCGGCCTTGCCCTCGAGAGCAGCCATCACGTCCTCGTCGACGCTGCCGCGCACGGCGAGATGGTGGACGACCACCCGCCCCTGCTGGCCCTGCCGGTGGAGTCTTGCGCCCGCCTGCTGGTACTGTTCCAGGCTCCACGTCAGGCCGAACCAGATCACATGGCGGCCGCCCTGCTGCAAATTCAGCCCATAGGCGGTGCTTGCGGGATGCGCAAGCAGCAGGTCGACCTCCCCGGCGTTCCAGGCTTCCGCGTCGCGGCTGTCCTGAAACACCCGTACCCGCAGCCCGGAATTTTTCAGCGCTTCCAGCAGCCGCTCCTTCTCATGCACGAAGGCATAGAACACCAGCGCGTGCTGCCCGTTCAGGGCTTCCACCAGTTCGAGGAACGCCTCGACTTTGCATCCATGCACCGGCTTCGGCTTATGCTCCGCGTCATATACCGCCCCGCCCGCCAGCTGCAGCAGCTTCTGGGTCAGCACGGCGGCGCTTTCGGCGGTGATGTCCTCGCCGTCGATTTCCAGCAGCATTTCCCGCTCCATGCGGTCGTACAGCTTTTGCGCCCGTACATCCAGCACCACCGGGACGGTCACGCTCACGCATTCCGGCAGCTGCAAATAGTCCTCGGCTTTCATGCTCACGCAGATATCGCCGATTTTCTCCCGGATGGACGCGTCCGCCCCGGCGCGGGGCTTGTAGGTGAAAACCTGCGCCGCGCTGCGCTTATCCGGCAGGAAATACTGTTCCCGGAAGCCGGTCAGCGTTTTCCCGAGCCGTGCGCCGCCGTCCAGCAGATATACCTGCGCCCACAGGTCGGAGAGGCTGTTTGGGGCAGGCGTACCGGATAGCAGCACCATGCGGCGGATATGCGGGCGCATCGCTTTGACTGCTTTCCAGCGTTTGGTGCTGCGGTCTTTGAAGCTGCTCGACTCGTCCAGCACGACCATGTCAAACGGCCAGCTGTTGCGGTAGAAGTCCGCCAGCCATACCACGTTTTCGCGGTTGATGACGTACACGTCGGCGGGGGCGGCAAGCGCCCGTTCGCGCTGCCGGGCGGTGCCGAGCACCGTGGAAACCCGCAGCAGCCGCAAATGCCCCCACTTGCGCGCCTCGTCCTGCCAGGTGGCTTCGGCGACCTTCTTCGGGGCGACCACCAGCACGCGGGCAACCTGGAAGCGGTAGTAGATCAGCTCGTTCACGGCGGTGAGCGTGGTCACGGTCTTGCCGAGCCCCATGTCGAGGAAGAGCCCCAGTGCGGGGTCGGTGATCAGCCGGTCGATACAGTACTGCTGGTAGGGGTGCGGCTTAAATTCCATCCGCGTCCCCCTCCATCCTGCGCAGCAGCCCATTTACGCCCTCGCGGCTGTCGATCACGAAGACCGGAAACCCGAGCGCCCGCAGCCGTTCGATCTGCACCCACTGAGCTGGGCGGGGCTGCCTGCCGGGGGCTTTGAGTTCCACGAACCACGCCCGCCCGCCGGGAAGGCACACCAGCCGGTCGGGCACTCCCGCGTGCCCGGGGCTTGTGAACTTGTACGCGATACCGCCCAACGCCTTTACGCACCGGGCAAGGTACCGCTCAATGTCTTTTTCTCTGTCCAAGATCGTTCTCCTTCTGTAAAAATCCAGTCAAGTGGGGCAAGTGGGGAAGTGACCCTTTTTCTTACGCGGGCGCGTGCATAAGCGTGTATGCGTGCGCCCGCGCCCGTGTTTCTTATTTATCTTAATTACAAGTCAGTATAGAAAGTGCCCCACTTCGCCCCACTTACGTTATCGAGCCTGCGCCTTTTACGGGAAGCCAAAACCTCCGATATCCGTCTTTCGTCTTGCGCTTCACGCGGTCGTCCTCCCGTTCCAGCTTTGCCAGCACCCTGCCGATCTGCGCTGCCGTTGCGTTCCCGCAGCCAAACATCCGCAGGCGCAAATCGCTTGCAGTGAACCAGCCCCATTCCTCCGGCGGAAGCTCCCAGTCCAGCAGCTGGCGCAGTTCTTCCTCGCAGGGCAGCTGCTCCCGGTAGGGGCGGTTCGCGCGGTCGAGCGCCTGCCGCTCCTCCAGCGAAAGCCGGAAGCCTTGCGGCTCTGCCTGCCACCAGCACAGGGCCTCCGCCCACAGCTGCGCAAACCATACATCCGGTAGGTCCAGCAGCGTGTCAAGGTCGATCCCGCCCGCAGGAACCACCCAGAAGCGGCGGTCGCCAGTCTCATCCCGCAGGAAGGTGTCCGGGTTGACGGTCGCGCAGAAGGACGCCCTGCGCGGCCGGTCGGTCGCTTCCCGCGCGTAGGGGGCACGCACGCGGTCCACCTTCGCGGTGATGAACGCTTTCAGGCTGGACTGTTCCCGCTTCAGGGTGCTGTCCAGCTCCCCCAGCTCGGTGATCCACGCGCCGGTCGCCCGCAGGATGTCGTCCTTGTTCTTCATATCCAGCGACACGCCTTCGGCGAACCAGTCATCCCGCAGGGCCAGCCGCCGGAACAGCATCGTCTTGCCGATCCCCTGTCCGCCCTGCATGGTCAGCACACCCTCCGCGGCCTGCGTGCGGCCTGTCTCATTGTGCGCCAGCGCCACGGTCTGTATCAGCCATTTGCGCACCAGCGCGGCGTGCAGGCTGCCTTCCCCCAGCCCCAGCAGGCGCAGCAGCACGGGCAGCCGCGTCACGCCGTCCCAGGCTGTCCCGTGCAGCATATCCAGCACGGGGTTGAAACGCCCTTCGTCCGCAAGGTTTGCCAGGTAGTCCGTGACTGCCGCTTTGTTCACGCCCTTCACGCCCACCGCCCGCAGCTTGTCCAGCAGGAACACGGGCAGCGTGTTCACCGCCTCCTCGCGGGAATATTGGGCGGGCATCCCGTCAATTTCGGCTTTTCCGGTAATCTGGTTGCGCCGGATGCGGATCCCGAACGCCCGCAGCGCCAGCCGCACAATCTCCACGGTCAGCGGCTCCTTTTCGCAGCGCCCCAGCCCCAGCGCGGCGTCCTGGTCGGAAACCTCACCAAAATCGTCCACCGCAGCCGCAAAAGCCTCCTGCGCCAGCAGGTCGGACACCGCGGGGTCGCTCCGCGCAAGGCGGCACATCTCGTCATAGCTCGGCAGCCGCCCAACCGGCGTGCCCTCCTTCGCGTCGTCGTCCAGCCCGGCGAACTTATGCAGCCGCACGAGGTCGAATGCGTTGACCAGCTGCCCGCCGCAGGGGTCGGTGGCGTGGTGGGAGTAGAGGAACTTCCCGTCGTCGTACAGCACCGCGCCGCCTGCCGTCGAGCCGCCGGTATAGGTGTACCGCCCCGGCTGCGCCGTTTCCGCGTAGGCTTCCGGGATGAATTTGTGCATGGCGGCTTCAATGTCATAAGTACGGCAAAATGCGCCAACCACGCTGCCCTTTTCAGCGGGGTCGCCCTGCCGTTTCGCGGCCTGCGCCCGCAGCCGGGTCTCCCCGGGGACAACGGGCCACCCTGCCGCATCCTGCCAGTTGGCATATAGACCCAGCATCCCGCCCGCGCTGAGGAATGGCTTGTCGGCAAACTGGAACAAATACTCGCCGCCGGCGCACACACTCGGCCAGTACATCAGCCGTTCCGGCTGGAAGGTCGTGGGGTCGAACCACGTCATTTCTGGCTGGATCAGCTGCGCCAGCTTCCGGGCGATCGGGGCGTATTCGTCCGGCAGAGCCCCTCGGTCAAGCGGTACGCACAGCCGCAGGCGCGGCGCGTCCGGGCGGTGCTTGCGGGTGGAATAGACGGCGTACCCCATGCCAAGCCCCTCCGCGCGGCGCAGCACCTCCTCTGCGCCGCCGGGCGGAAGGCTGTCCATGTCGAGTGTCACCAGGTCACGGAACTCCACCGCGCCTTTCTTCCTCCGGCCGCAAAGCCTCCCGCCGACAAAGCCGCCCACGTCCTTTAATTCGTCCCGCTGCGCCTTCTTCATCGCGAGATACGCCGTGATGGTCTCCGACGACCGTACCGGCACGCGGAGCCGTTCGCAGAACTCCGACCAGCGCAGCCGCTGCGGCTTCCAGTCGGCGGCCTTCCGGCTCCCGGCGGTCGAAATCGTAATTTCCCTGTCGTATTGCAAGCGTCTGCCCTCCTTCTCAATCCTTCGTAAAATAGCGTCCCACCCAGCCATCCGCGTTCAGCGGCAGGTTGGGCGCCCATGCGGGCGGCTGCGACAGGATTTGTGCCACCGCTGCCAGATCCGCGCTGCCCTCTGGCACCTCGCACACCACCTCGTCATGGATGTGGAACACCACCGGGATCCCGGCGGCTTCCAGCCGTTCCACCGCCTCCGCAAGGCAGTCCCTTGCAATCGCCTGCACGATGTTCTCGGTCAGTTTCCCGCCATATGTCTCCTGCGCCGCCCACTGGCGGCTGGATTGGCTCACGCCGTGATACCCGAGGGAATCCCAGCCCCAGCGGTTTTTGGTCAGATGCGGGCACGCATAGAACAGCTTCCGCCCGCTGGGCAGCGTCACGGTCAGGAAGTCCAGCCCATTTTCCGGGTCGGCTTCCCGCGAGAACAGAAGCCGCAGCGCCCCCGCCGGCCTGCCGTCCCGCAAAGCGCAAAGCGCGGCCTGCTCCACCGTTTTCCAGCAGCGGGTAATCGCGGGATTTGCCGCCCGCCATTTCTGTACAATGTCCGGCAGCTCGGCTTCGGGGATCCCCATCCGCAGTGCGCCCATTTGCTTCAGCGCGGGGGCCCCGCCGTTGTATCCGAGCGCCAGTGTGGCGACCTTGCCCTTCTGCCGCAGCGCGTACTCGGGGTTTCCCTTTACAATGCGGTCAAGCGGTACGCCGAACATCTGCGCCGCCGTTGCCTCGTAGATCCTGCCGTGGGTACGGAACACCTCCAGCACCCAGCTCTCCCCGGCAAGCCACGCGATCACCCGCGCTTCAATCGCCGAGAAGTCCGCATCGACGAACACGCAGCCCGGTTTTGGCACCAGCGCTGTGCGCACCAGCTGGGAAAGCGTGTCGGCAACGTTCCCGAACCGCCACCGCAGCATATCCGGGCAGCCCGTCTGCGCAAGCTCCCTTGCGGTGTCCAAATCCTCGCCGTGCATAAAAATGCGGGGGAGGTTCTGCACCTGCAGCAGCCGCCCCGCCCAGCGCCCGGTACGGTTCGCGCCGTAGAACTGCAGCAGCCCCCGCACCCGCCCGTCGGCGCACTGCGCCGCCTGCATCGCGTCGTATTTCTTCACGCTGGTCTTTGCCATCCCCTGCCGCAGTTCCAGCATCCGCCGCACCTCCGGCGGCAGGCCGTCCATGCCAAGCGCGTCCTCGACTGTTTCCTTTTGCAGGTTGTCCAGCGCCAGCCCGTGCGCCCGCAGCCACGGCAGCAGCTGCTGTGTGCTGTTCGGATTGCGCAGCCCGGTCAGCCGTACTGCCTCTTCCGCCAGCCGCGCAGCTTCCTCCGCGCCGCAGGCGCGCGCCCCGGCGGCAAGCTCCGCTTCCAGCCCCACGCCCCGGGCGTTCATGCGCAGGTCGGTTTCCCACTGTTTTTGTACGAAATCCGGCACTGGGAACCGGGAGAACCTGCGCTCTACAGCCATTTCCGTTACCACGTCCTGCTTGCAGTATGCCTTGAACAGGGCCCATTTTTCCGGGTCGTGCCGGGGAAGGTTCCGGATGCGTCCGCCGTTGCGGTTCGTCGGCTTGCAGGGCGTGCAAAAATAGCGGATCAGCGCCTTGCCGGACTTGTCCTTCTGCGCGTCCTGCGGCAGCCGGAGCGCCTTGCCAACCGCGTCGAGCCCCTGCGGGTACCCGCAATACATCCCGTGCAGCATCGTGCACCGCCACTGCGAAAGCCAGGCGTCCCGCTGCCCCTCTGGCAGTCTGAAAAGCTTTGACAGGCAGTACCACTCGAAGGCGGCATTGTACGCGTGTTTTGTGCATGTTGGGTCAAACAGCGCCGCCCGCAACGCTTCTGGCAACGCCCTGCCGCCCGCAAGATCGATTACCTCAACCGGTCCGCCGTCGAACGAGTACGCGAACAGCAGGATTTGAAAATCGGGGGCCTGCACGTATTTGTACAGGCCCGCCTTTTTGATCTCCTCGGACGAGTACGTCTCGAGGTCGACTGATAAGGTATGCATACTCAAAACGGTATGTACTCGCCGCTGTCATGGGTCTGACCGGTGAACGGGTCAACGCCTGGAACCGCCGCCTGCGGTATATACCCCGGGAGAGTCTGCGCCGGAGGCGCATACCCGGGAACTACACCCACCGCCTGCGCCGCAGCGGCATATCCGGGAGCCGCACCCACGGGTTGTGCCGCGTAGCCGGTAAACGGCTGGCCGGAGGCCGCCTGCTGCGCGGGCGCGACCGGCGCGAAGTCGTCTTCGGCGCTGGCGCGTGCGCCGCCGAGCGGCTCCCCGTCTGCGACCTTCTGCACATTGTCCAGCGCAACGCCGATGCCCTTATTCTGCGGCGCGTTGTACCCGAAGAAGGTCACGCCGACATTAGCGTACATCCCGGAGTAAAGCTGCGCCGGGTCAAGAATCGCCTGCATGTTGCCGTCCACGACGCCGGGACGGGTTTTGCTGGACGCGGTGAACACCCAGCAGCCCCGGCACTCTTCGCCGAACGGCTGTCCGTCCGAGGGGCGCACGCCGTCGCCGTCGTGGACGCTGATCTTCGGCTGCACCGGGAACGCCGCGCCAAACTTCGCGCGGGCTTTTTCCGTCGCCGCTCGGATCGCCGCGTCAATTTTCGTCCGGTTTTCCGCCGGGTTCTTCGGCACCAGCACCACCGCGCTGTATTTGGGTTCGCCGCCGTTCTGGCTGTGGGGCTGGGTCAGGTGCGCATACGAAAGCCGGACATTGTTCAGCACGATATGTGCGGGATTTGGTGTTGCCATAGTAAGTACCTCCATGTTTTTGATATCGGTGGGAGAGCAGCCGCCCTCCCGGTGTGGTTATGCGAGCGGCTGGAAATCTGCCGCTGCGGGGCTGAACGCCGGGCGCGGGTCGCCCTCCGGGACAAGCGCGGGCTTGCCGCGCGGTTTCTCGATGAACGCCCCGGCGAATAGCTGGAAGTCCGCCTTGCCGACCGCCTTCTCGGCCTGCGCGAGGGTCAGCGGCACACGCTCGTATAGGATTTCCTCGGCTACGCCGTGCGCCTTGAGCGCGTCGAAGGCCGCATCCTGGTCGGTGAACCTGCGCACGCTGCGTCCCTCGACCGCCTTCCAACCGGGGATTTCCCTTCCTTCCAGCACCGCTCCGAGCGCGTAGTCTTTCACCGACGCGAGCCATGCGGCCAGCGGCTCTGCCAGCGCCAGCGCCTTGCCGATCTCCCTGTCGCTCAGCAGCGCGGGGGCTTTGGGCCCGTCCAGTTTCGCGAACCCCTCCGCCGCGCTGGCATATGGCGCGGAACAGGCGCGGCACTGCCCCTTTACCCGGCAGAACAGGCAGTGATCCCCGGGGACCGGCTCGCCCTCCCCCGCGAACGCCAGCGCAGCCGCGGGCTTCACAACCTCCTCCGCCCATTGCAGCAGCTCCGTACGGGTGATCTCCCACGTCCCCGCTTCCTCCCGGATGCGCGGCTGGAAGACCGACATGCGGATGGTTTCCGGCTGGTAGAACATCCGGTATTTTTCGTAAGCGCCCAGCGCGTACAGCATCAGCTGCGGGTTGCGTTCGGCGCTGACCGCGTGCCCCTGGCCGTACTTGAAATCCACCACATGCAGGGTTTCGCTGCTCAAGAGCACTAAATCCGCCGTTCCAAATCCTTCTGGCACCCACCGGCTGAGGTCGAGCGAATCCTCTATCTCCAAGACTGGCTGCGATGGGAACGCCAGCGCCAGCTCCCGCGCGAAGTCAAAGTAGCGCTCCGTGTGCCCGTCCATCTCTGAGGAGTACAGCTCATCCGCCTTCAGCTTCTTCATCTGCGCGTTGAAGGTGCGTTTGTTCATCACTGTAAAATAGTTCCGCAGCTTCAGCTCGCCCAGCGCATGGGCGAGAGTCCCCTCCTGCGTGTATTTTGTCCCTTCGTTGGGCACTGCCTCCTCCAGCCGCGCGGACGGCGTGCAGTTCAGCCACCGCGCCGCCGACGACGGGCCCAGCAGCGCGTGCTTCCCCGGGCCCATCAGATGGCTACCCCCATCGCCCGCAGCCGCGTCGCGTATGCCCCAAGCTGCTCCGCCCGCAGCCCCGGCAGCGCCTGCACGCCGAATTCCTGGCACAGCGCCTGCAATGCCGCCATACGCTCCTGCCGCCGCGCCGGGTCAGACGATACCCATGTGTTCGCCGCCCGCGCGATGCTGTTCAGATCGAACGCGGGGGGCGCAGCCTGGACGGGTGCGGTCTGGGTGGGTGCTGTCTGAGCGGGTACGCTCACTGGGGCAGAGGCAGGCGCAGGCGTTACCGGAGCAGGCGCAGGCGTTGCCGGAACAGGCGCAGG